ATAGAGGTTTACAATTTTGGGAAGTAAAAAATCAAAACGTAACTTTAGTAAACGGCCAAGCTGTTTATACATTTTTTAGATCTACTTCTGATGGTGTATCTGACGGTGTAAACAATACACTTAGTGCAGGAATAAGTGCAACAGTTACAACTATTCCCTTGACCTCGATCCTTGGTTTTCCAACAGCAGGAAATATAATTATCGGTACTGAAGATATTACTTACACAGGAATTTCTAGTTTAAATCTAACAGGATGTGTTAGAGGAGTTAATGGTACAACAGCTGCTACTCACAATAATGGTGATGCAGTTGCTCAGTCTCCAAGAGGAATGACTGATATCCAAGAAGCAAATTACAGGGTAGATACTACAAGTGTTGATACACCTATGACAAGAATTAGTAGATCACAGTATCAAGCATTTTCTAATAAAACTTCTTTGGGTTTACCTACTCAATACTGGGTTCAAAGATTTGTAGATAAAGTTACTATGACTTTATATTTAACACCAGGTAGCTCACAAGCAGGAGACTTTATAAATTTTTATTACACAAAAAGAATTGATGATGTAGGAGCTTATACTAATGCAACAGATGTTCCTTACAGATTTGTACCTTGTATGATTGCTGGTTTAGCTTTTTATTTATCTACTAAATATGCACCACAAAGAGAACAAGGATTAAAATTATTATACGAAGATGAATTAAAAAGAGCTGAGTCTGAAGATGGTTCGTCTAATTCAACTTACATATCACCTAAAATATACTTTCCAGGTATCGCCTAATGAGTAGTTTTTCGCAAGGTAGATATGCTTTAGCGATATCAGATAGATCTGGTCTTGCTTTTCCATACAATGAAATGGTTAGAGAATGGAATGGTGCGTTAGTACATAACTCAGAGTATGAGCCTAAACAACCACAGCTACAACCTAAACCCACTAATGCAGATCCACAAGCTTTACAAAGAGCAAGACCTGCAAGAACAGAATTTCCAACAGAAGATTTTTTACCAAACAATCCAATTACTACTACAGCTACAGGCACAACTTTAAAAATAGATTTTCCAAATGGTGATTTACAAGTTAATGATTTTGTTAGACTTAGAAATGTAAAGTCACCGGTAGGGGGAGTTCCAATTGTTACAGGTGCTTCGGGTCCTGCACTAGAATTATCTACAACTTTGGATACAGCTGCTACACTTACTGATACAACAATTACCGTACAGACAGGAACACATTTTCCAACTACTGGTTTTCTTATGATTGAAAAAGTAAATGCAGTTACAGGTTTATTTGAGAATGAAACAATAGAATATACTGGAAGAACTGGAGAAAATTTTACAGGTTGTACTAGAGGAACAAGTGCACCCTACAGAGGCGTTACACCACAACGTACAACAGCAGGAACTCATCCTATAGGAGCAAAAGTATTTGGGGCCTATAAAGTAGATTCTTTAAACACAACACAAATTTTAGGTACTGGTCAACCCCAATATACTACACAATTTGATGGTGTGAATGTTGCATTAGCAAGTAATGCTACAAGCACAGAAACAGGGGGCGGTTTATTATGTACAATCGGACCCATTAATGATAGAGCTTAATTATGTCAGGAGTTTCAATTTATACATACGATACACTTAAACAAGCAATCAAAGATTATACTGAGGTTGACGATTCTGTATTTACAACAACTATCTTAGATGGTTTTATAATGGCTGCTGAGTATAGAATTAATAATGAATTACCTATGGACTCTGATAGATTTGTACAAGAAGGTACTTTAGTTGCTAACGATAATACAATTAATTCTCCAGCCGGTGCTTTATTTATTAGAGGTGTTGAAGTATTTAACTCAACAGCAGACTCTACGGGTAATGGTAGTTGGTTAGAAAAAAAAGATCAGACATATTTATCTGAATATACTGATAGACTAACTGGACCAGAAGGTAATTTAGTTGCACAAGATGTAACAGGTTTTCCTAAATATTACGCTATGTTTGGTGGTGCAACACTTAAAACAGATATTACCTCTGGTGGTCTATATATAGCACCTACACCAGACGCAGCTTATCTATTTAGAATATATTATAACAAAATGCCTCTGGGATTAGGTTCTGGTAGTGATGGAAATTCTACTACATATATAAGTAACTACTTTCCACAAGGGCTATTGTATGCTTGTTTAGTAGAAGCATTTGGGTTCTTAAAAGGTCCTATGGAGATGTTGACATTGTATGAGAATAAGTATAAAACTTCAATACAACAGTTTGCAGGAATGCAAATTGGGAGAAGAAGACGAGACGATTACACTGACGGTACTGTTAGGATACAAGTCAAATCACCTTCACCCTAAACTAGGAGATAAAAATTATGGCAATAACATCAGCAGTATGTAATAGTTTTAAAGCAGAAGTTTTACAAGCGTTACATAACTTTACAGCATCATCTGGAAACAGTTTTAAATTAGCTTTATACACAAGTAGTGCTACTTTAAATAAAACAACAACAGCTTACGCAACAACAAACGAAATATCTAACACATCAGGTTCAGCTTATTCTGCAGGTGGTATAGCACTTACAAGTGTAACTCCAGTTTTGTCAACAGATACAGCTTGTTGTGACTTTGCAGATGCTAGTTTTACTTCTGCTTCATTTACAGCTAATGGTTGTTTAATATATAACGATACAAACGCTGATAGAGCAGTTTGTGCAATTGCATTTGGTGGAGATAAAACTGTATCAAGTGGAACTTTTACAATTCAATTTCCAGTAGCAGACGCATCTAACGCAATCCTTCGTATAGCATAAGGAGTAACTCCTTATGGCTAACACTTGGAGCACAGGGGTCTGGGGACAAAACGAATGGGGCGATCAAGGTCCTGTTGTAATTACTTTATCCGGACAGTCTACCACTTCTAGTGTAGGTTCTGTTGTAGCTGCACCAACTATCGTTGTCGAATTAACAGGTTTACCTACTACATCCTCAGTTGGATCATTATCTCTTGACCTAACTTCTCTTGTATCTTTAACAGGTCTACAATCTCAAACAGAACTTGGGACTTTAGATAATGCGGGTACATTAGTCGGTTGGGGTAGAAACGGTTGGGGTGAAGAACCTTACGGCAATTCATTCAATCAACAAATTCAACCTTCTGGAGTAAGCGCTACATCTAGTGCAGGTTCTTTAGTAGTTGGAATAGGAGTTCCATTAACAGGTGTAAGTTCAACATCTTCTGTGGGTGCTTTAAATCCTGCGGATGTAATGGGGCTAACTGGTCAAAGCGCTACATCTAATGTAGGTTCTATTGTTTCTGAAATAGGGGTTCCATTAACAGGAGTTAGTTCAACATCCTCTGTAGGTGCTTTAAGTCCTGCAGATGTAATGGGATTAACGGGAGTATCTACAACTGCTTCAATAGGAGCAGTAGAAATTACTTCAGTAGAAATAACTATACCAACAGGTCAAAGCGTTACATCTAGTGTAGGTTCTTTGTTAACTGAAATAGGAGTTCCATTAATAGGGGTTTCTTCTACATCTGCGGTAGGTTCAATTTCACCTGCAGATGTTATGGGTTTAACTGGACTATCAACAACATCTAGTGTAGGTACCCTAAGTATAATAGGGTATAAAAATATTGACATAACAGGTAATACGTCATATACAGATGTAACACACGTAGCTTAGGAGAACAAAATTATGGCATCAACATTTACAGACCTTGGTTTAGAGTTAATGGCAACTGGTGAAAACGCCGGTACTTGGGGAACAAAAACTAACGCAAATTTAAGTCTTATTGAACAACTTACAGGCGGTGTCTTAAGTTTAGATGTTGCAGGATCAGGAACTACAGCTTTAACAATAGCGGATGGTGCTTTAACAGGTACTGCTCAACAAAGAGTCATAGAATTAACAGGTGCTCTTACAGGATCTAGAATTTTAACATTTCCTCTTCTTACGGAAACTTTTTATATTATTAAAAACGGAACTACTAATGCAGAAACATTACAATTAAAAGCTGTGTCTGGTTCAGGTGCAACAGTTACTTTTGCAACAGATAACAAAGGTTATAAACTTATTTACCTTGATGGTGTTGCAACAAACACTGGTGTTTTTGAAATGCCTTTTGGTACTTCTTCATACACTCCTTCAGATTGGCTTACTAAAACAGGATCATATACAGCATTAGATCAAGATAGAATTTTTGTAGATACAAGTGGAGGAGCAGTTACAATAACTCTTCCCGCATCACCCGCTGTAGGTGCTCAAGTAAATTTTGTAGATTCAAGATACACTTTCGACACTAACGCATTGACTGTCGGAAGAAATAGTTCTAAAATAGCTAACGCAGCAGCAGACTTAGTAGTTAATACTGAGGGTGCAGCATTTGGATTGGTTTTTTCTGGTGCAAATGTAGGTTGGACATATACGGAGAAATAATATTATGGCAAATTATGAAGCAACTAAATATAATTTTAATGGATCAGACCTTACAGGTATAGAAGGTACAGCTACAGGTACAATTTTACCATGGTCAGCAGCATCTCTTCCAACAGGATTTTTAGAATGCGCTGGTGCAGCAGTTTCAAGATCAACTTACTCTGCTTTATTTGCAATCGTAGGTACTACTTACGGTGCAGGTGATGGATCAAGTACTTTTAATTTACCTAATTTAGCAGATAACGTACCAGTTGGTAAATCTCCAGGGAAAGCTTTAGCTTCAACAGGTGGAGCAAATACAGTTGCTATTACAGCTACAGGAAACGTTGGGGGCTCAACAGCTAACGCAAGTTTAACAACAGCACAACTTGCTAATCACAGTCACTTAAAAAATTTGTTTACTAAAAACCCAGTTCAAGCTCAAAGGGCTGTTTCAAACCAAGCAAATGAACCAGGAGCTACTACTCAATATAATAATGCTTTTAACGTTGCAACCGAAGGTTCGGGTTCAGGTCACTCCCATAACATGAGTGCAACTTTTTCAGGAAGCGCAGTTAATGCTGCAATTGTACAACCTTATATAGCTTTAATTTATATTATAAAAACTTAGGAGAAAAAATGGCAACAAACGCAAATTGGACAATAGTATTTGATGACAAAAAAATAATTAAAAATTATGCTGAAGGCGCTAATAGGGGTGTTGGGTATATTATATCTGATGATTCTTTTTGGTCTGATTCTAAATTTTCAAATATTTGGGCTATTCAATATGGAACATCTATTACTTCTGATGAAGTAGAATATAGAGATGAGACACCTCATTCATCATTTGCTAATGCAAATATTGGAGATATTAGTCAATTCACTAATAAATGGGATTCAGCTCATTTATCTAAATTACAAGCTGAATGGGATGAGGACAATATAGATGATGAAACTGAATCTGAAAAAACTATTAGATTAGGTGCAAGACCTACTTCTTATTCATCATAATTCTTTTAACTGACATATAATAGAATATCTTTTTGATTGGTCATCAGACGCCCAATTTAAAGGGCTATGAAAAGTGTTAGAATGCCATATAACAGCTCTATTTTCATTAAAACCAATATGGGTATTTAGTTCATTATTCAAATAAAAACCCGTTCCTTTATGTAAATTAGGATTACCTTTAATATAAATAATAATTTGATAATCACAAGATTCATTAAGATCACAATGAACCCTGGGTTCGACAGTAGCTAACATAGTATAACAACAAAAACTAACTTTAAATTTTTTATTTAAAACTTCTTCACATTTATTTTTTACAAGTTTTTTTATTTCTTCTTCTGTATGGCATGAAAACCAGATATGATCTATTCCCTCTATTTTATTGTTACCAGCTAGATAATTATAAGTATTTATTTTTTGATGTATTTTTTCAAAGATATCTTTATCTAAAAAATTGTCTTTAATTACTATATCAAAACCTTTCATCTTAACATCATCCAAGAAGTTAAAATATATTTTTCACCGGACAAAGGTGGATTACCTCTATGTAGATATGGAAAACCAGCAGGCCAAATAACTATTCTACCTGTTTTTGGTTTTACTCTTTTTGAAAAATGTAAAAATTCTGTTTCTCCTCCATCTTCTACATCATTTAAATATACGGAAAAAACAAAAGCTCTTGGCTCCGTATCAAATCCTTTACCATGCTCTACATGCCATACATGGTAGCCTTCAGTAGGTAGTGTTTTTTGAATCTTTACACTAGTAAAATAAAAAGGACTTCCATAACCATCTCGTGCTCCTGTATTTTCAACATAGTGATTCCAAGCTAAATCAAAATTAACCATTAGAGATTTCAAGTCTTCCCACCATAAATTTAAATTATTTGAACCAGCAAAAAACTGTTGATCTTGTTTTTGTAAAATAGATGCTTGTTCTCCACCTATTCTATTTATTGTATTATTAAACTTGTTTTGATCTTCATATAATTTAATAGCTTTTTTACATTCATCTTCAGTAATGTAATTATCATACACACCAATAAAATTGTTTATACTTACTGTTTTTTCCTTCATTTATTTTCTCCTTTTATTTTAATTTAAAAAAATTCCAACAGAAATACGCCAGTAAGGTAAATTTATTTTTACAGGCATAGCATCATGTAAATCATTTCCAGGAAATAAAACAAAATTACCTGGTTTAAATTTAATTGTTTTATCTTCAATTTGTAATTCTCCTCCCCAACTATCTTCCCAGTCAGGTGTTAAAAAACCAACTATAACGTGTTTAAATTCTCTGTGATCATGAAAATGAAATTTATTTGAACTTTGTTGTGCATTTAAAGTAATAGATTTTATTGAATAATTTCCTAAATCAAAATTTTTTTCTTTTCTAAGATGACTATTTATTGAGGATACAATTCCTGAAAAATATCCAAACCAGTAAGGTTGAAAAATACTATCTTCAAATGAAACTCTAAGCATTGGATACAGATGACTAAATATTTCATCTCCAAAAGCAGAATTAATGGACCAGTTATCACTTACTAATTGTTTATAGGTATGTTTAATTTCATATTCATTTAAAACATTTTTTATTTCATGAATTTTATTTGAGTTCATTTATTTTCTCCCTTTTGATTAATTCCATAAAATATACTTAAACAATATCGAGCACTACTTTCTCCTAAACTTTGTAAACAAGTGTGATAGATACTTGCTCCATTAAAAAATATACCTCTATTTTCTACAAATCCTATATAGGTATTTAAATTTTTATTACTGTAAAAACCAGTACCATTATAAACTAATTCTTTTCCTTTTAAATAGATTAAACAGTTATATTTATTTTTATATTTTCCATTATTATAATCAGAATCTATGTGAGGAGATATACGGTTTTTGTTGTGTCTTAATACGTACGCAGAACTGATAACTTTTAATTTATTATTGTTTGGAAAAAAATTATTTTTTATTTTATCAAAAACCCACTTGTTTTCGTCTGTTTGATAAAACTCATAAGATTGACTATATAGTCCTTTATCATTTAAATTTGGACTATACGGAACTTTGTTCAAATTATTAACTAAAATGTTGTATTCTTTTTTAGAAAAAAAATTATCTTTTACTTGTAAATTTAAATTATTATTCATTTATGTTAAAAATTAAACTATATCTGTTTTTTTCTTCTTTATATGTTTCAAACCCATGAGATAACTCAGGTGGAAAAATATAATAATCCCCAGGTTCGGGAGTTATTTTTATGTTTAGTTCTGGTAAAATTAAGTCACAGCCACTGTTTAGATATAAAATACCATGGATACAACGATGAGTGTGAAAATCTAATGAATCTCCTTTTTTTATTTCATTTCCCCACGCATTACTAACTGTATTTTTTTCTAAAAAATATTGAAATATTTCGGGGTGTGTTGCTTGATGTTTATTTATTAAATAAATTATAAAATTTTTAAATAAAGGTTTATCAATAAAATAGTTCCAATCGGTCATACTCCCTTTTACGTTGGTATAATTTTTCATGTTTGGATCTAAGTTATTTTTAATATCTATAATTAAATTATTAATTACATCTACATAAGGATAATTACCAAAAATTATATTTACAGTTCTGGGATAAGTAATATTAATACTATTTTTATTTTCATTTAGTTTATTGTTTTTATTTATTAAACTTATCATACATCACCCTTATCGTAAGCATGGTTTTTATAAGGACCATTTTGATTAACATAATGAAAAAATACTTGCGCCATTCCTTCCCCTTTATAGGTTTCAGGTCGTCCGTGTTCTTGGTCACAACCGGCATATAAAATTGCATGACCTTCTTCTAATTCAAAAGATTTTCCTTCAATAGTAATAGGCCAGTTATCATATTTTTTAATACAAGCAGTCACACTTATTTCGCAAGCAGGCCTATCTATATGTTTTTTTAAATCAGCTCCAAACACATAATATCTCCAGTAAGCATAAGTTGGAAATAATTTTAAATGAGATTCTTTTTCAACTTTAGTTAATTTAAGATCTAATAAAGAAGTCATTAAAGGATCATTATACCATGCTGGAGAAAATGATTGACTATCTAATTTATAGTCTTTATTTAAGTCTAGTTTGTTATAGCAATATTTTTCAAGAACATTAAGTTCTTGTTTTGAAAAAAAATTTTTTATTAATTTATAATTTACTGTAGCCATGAAACTATACTATACCTTGTTCCTTTCGTAATCGGTTGAATACCATGAGGGTACATGAAGTTACTTGGAAAAAATACAATAGAGCCTTTTCCAAGTTTTAATCTTTTTATTTCTTTTTCTTTTTGATCTGTAAAAATTAAATCTCCGCCTTCATAATCATCATTTAAATTAATAATAATACTTAAATGTCTATTCGAATTTGTATAATGATCTGTGTGCACATCATACTTTCCTCCAGGAGAATATTTTAATAAATCAATTTGATTTATCTTTGAACTTTTCATTAAAGGAAATTTTGCTCTATAATAAAGATAAAATTTTTCTATCTCTGATTTTATATAATTCCAATAAAATAAATTTGTTGGACTATTAAAATTTAAATGGTAACCTTTTACGTTTCGTATATTGGTATTTATTCCAGAGCTAGTATTTAAATTTTTTTTAGCTTTATGGTTTATTAAAGGGATAATTTTATCAATAAATTCAGGAGAAACTATATTATTTAGTTCAACAATTGTTTTTAAATAATCCATATTTTTATATTCTTTTACCCCAAAAACCTATTGATACAATAATTCTAGGGGTCACCCCTAGAACCTTATGTTTTAAACCCCTAGGTATAAAAATTAAATCTCCCTCATTTATTTCATAATCTTTATTTTTTTTATTAAATATTCTATATAATGTTTTACCTTTAAGTCCTATGATAAAAACATCTTCTTTATCAACATGGCTAGTGCCAACTTGGCTAGCAAAACTAAAAAATAAATCTGCTTCATCTTTTAAATCTCTTTCATATTTAAATAATTTAGTTAAAAAATCAAAAAATATTTTAAATTCATTTAAACAATTACTTATTTTATATATTTGAAACACATCTTTTAAATTACCTAAATTCGTAGCTTGATTTATTGAAAGATCATTTTCTTCTATTAAATTACTTATTAAATTAAAATCATAATTTCTTTCTAAATCAATAAAATTTTTAACTAAAGTAACCCTATTTTTTTTTATATTGTTTGAATCTTTTTCGTTTATTAACATAATTTTATGTTATCTTTTTTCTAAATTAAATGCATAACAAATTCTTTTATGATTTCTATTTTCTGGCAAAACATAATGTACTAAATTATAAGGAAATATCAAGTATTCAAAAAGCTTTGGTTTAATATCAAATATATCTCCATTTTTAGAAAAAGTTATATTATTATTTTTATCAGATAAATAAAAAACACCTGAATGAGAAATGTTATTACCACAATGAGAATGTGGTTTATTGTAAGAACTTTGTCCTAAAACATTTAACCAACCATCTTGCATTTTAAGATTAAATATATTTTTAAAATAATTATTTAAAATATTATGTAATTCTTTTTTTCCTTTAAATTCTTGGTTAAATTGAAATCCTTGAACACAAGAAACAGTGCTGTCTACGGTGTATTTTTCTTTTACAAATGATAATATATCCTTGTGGTTATTAACAGAAATAGGTAATGTACCGTGAAATATACGGGTAACAAATAGGTCATAGGTATTGATCATATTCTCTCTTTCATTATATTTATATTACTATATAAGATTCATTAAAGTATTTCAACAGGTTTTTATATGCTACAAAAATTAGGTTTTGCTCCAGGATTTAACAAACAAGTTACCGAAACAGGCGCTGAAGGTCAGTGGTTTGATGGTGATAATGTACGTTTTAGATATGGTTCACCAGAAAAAATAGGCGGTTGGGAACAATTAGGTAGCAATAAGTTGACCGGTGCTGCAAGAGCTATACATAACTGGGATAACAATGTTGGGATAAAATATTCTGCAATTGGGACTAATAGAATTCTTTATGTTTTTTCAGATGGTCTTTACTATGACATTCATCCGATAAGAATTACAATTACTGGCGCAAATTTTACAAGTACAGCAGGGTCACCAACAGTCACAGTAACTGTTTCTTCTAACCATGGTTTATTAGATAATGATATAGTATTATTTGATGCTGTTTCTGGATTATCTGGATCTACTTTTACAAATGCCACATTTGAAGATGAGAAATTTATGGTAACTTCTGTACCAAGTAGTACCACTTTTACAATTACAATGGCTACTAACGAAGCCGGCACACCTGTAACTAATGCTGGTTCTGCTTCTGTTCTTTGTTATTATAGTGTAGGACCTTCTACGCAAGAATCAGGGTTTGGTTGGAGCTCAGGTTTATTTGGTGGTGTAGTAAATGGAGAAGCAACTAATACTCTTGCTTCTACTATAAATGATGCTGTAACCAATATCCCTTTGACTAACTCAGCAACTTTTCCGGCATCAGGGACAATAAGAATAGGGACAGAAGATATATCTTACACAGCCAATAATACAGGAACAAATACTTTAAGTGGGGGTGCTAGAGAAGTTAATGGCACTACAAAAGCTGCCCACAGTGGTGGTGCAACAGTCACAAATATTACAGATTACAACGGATGGGGTGAAGCTTCATCAACTACACAGTTTACACTTAACCCTGGTTTATGGGTTCTTGATAATTTTGGTACAAAATTAATTGCTCTTATTTATAACGGGGAATGTTTTGAGTGGGATGGATCAGACATAAATGCATTAACTACTCGGGCAACAATTATATCTGGAGCACCGACAACATCACGTCACATGATAGTATCAACTCCCGATAGACACTTAGTATTTTTTGGAACAGAAACTACTATTGGAGATAAATCCACACAAGATGATATGTTTATAAGATTCTCTGATCAAGAAAATATTAATGAGTACACCATAAGGGCAGAAAATACTGCAGGATCTCAAAGGCTTGCTGCAGGATCTAAGATTATGTCTGCTATCAAAGGTAGGGATGCTCTTTATGTATGGACCGATACTGCATTATTTCTAATGCAATTCGTAGGTCAACCTTTTACTTTTGCATTTCAACAAGCAGGAACTAACTGTGGGTTAATTGGTAAGAATGCCTGTATTGAAGTTGATGGCTCAGCTTATTGGATGTCAGACAACGGTTTTTTTAATTATGATGGTCAGTTAAGATCCATGCCTTGTCTAGTAGAGGATTTTGTTTACTCCGTAGATCCCGGACTTGGGCTCAATAATACAACTAGAGATTTAATTAATGCAGGTATCAATAATCTTTTTGGAGAGATAAATTGGTTCTACTGTTCAGCTACGGCTACTTCGGTTAATAGAGTGGTTAGCTATAATTATGTAGATTCTACAACTGAAAGACCTATTTGGACAACGGGGTCTTTAAATAGATCTGCTTGGGTAGATTCTGCTGTATACGAAAAACCTCATGCAACACTCTATGACCCTGATGATAATGCCTCTTATGATGTTACTGGAAATGTAGATGGGAGTAGTATATACTATCAACACGAAACAGGGACCGATCAAGTTAATGCCGGTAATGTAATTACCGCCGTTAATGCTAACATTATTTCCGGTGATTTTGACATTACTCAAAAAAGAAGTAATACAGGTCAAGCGGTAGGGACCCCTGATCTTAGAGGAGATGGTGAATACATGATGAGAATAAGCAGGTTTATACCAGATTTTATAGAACAGACAGGTGATACTGAAATTAGTTTTACAACAAGAAACTATCCTAATACCGCTGCAACGACTACAAATTTTACATCAACCGAAACTACAAATTTTAAAAGCACCAGGCTTAGAGCTAGATCAATTGCATTAAAAGTATCCAACACAGGCACTGGAAAAAACTGGAAACTAGGTACATTTAGATTAGATATTGCACCAGGAGGAATGAGATAATGGCAACAGATGCAGAGATAAGAGCAAAAGGTATAAAATTTTTACCTCTCCAAAAATATTTACAGAACCCATATGAATTTCCTGTAGAAGAAACGGCACCGGCAAGTGAAGGCATAGTAAATACAAATGCTTTTACTGGTGGGGGTAATGATAACTTTAATCCAGCAGGTAATAATTTTCAAAATAACACAAACGTTTTAGGATTACGTACACCTGGAAGTGATTTTGCTTCATCTGGAAGTTATGTAACCAACAGGACAAATTCAGGGTCGATGTTACCAGGTGCTGAAGAAGAAGAGAATTTTTTACAAAAAATTTTAAGAACAGGTGGACGAGGTATAGCTGCCATGATTCCGGGAGCAGGAATGCTTACGTCCGTAGCAGATAAATTTGATAGATATGATGATTTAAATCCTCTAGACCAAGAATTTATTCAATCACAAATGTCTGGCTATGAACAAAACATACACGGTACTCAAAATTTACCTCAACAAGATCGATATGGTTATAATAAAAGAAGTGCGTTAGGTAACTACTCTGAACTAATAGATAAGAGAGTTAAGGTAGCAGAAGATTTCTATGCTGACAAAGGATACTACCGTCCGATTGATGAATATTATATGGATAAAGCTAAGGATAAAAACACAATTCAAAGTCAGATGGATATGAACGACATAGTTAGGAATCGTGCAATATCAAATAAATTAAGATCAGGTGACCCTAAAAATAATCCATCTTCTAAAGATTATCAACCTGTAGGACCTAACTCACCGCCTACTCCTAGTAATAACGATAATGGAAATCAAAATCAAGGTGGTGGAGGTGCTTCAGATATATCTGATAGAGATAGAGGTGGTTATGCTACTGATGATACAGCAAGTTTTTTTGCTAGAGGTGGTAGAGCCGGATACTTTTTTGGTGGTAGAGCAAGACTACAAGGTGGCGGTGGAGCTGGTATGGGTGCCCCTGAAAAAGCAGCAGAAAGAGCTAGAAAAGGTTATGGAACTACACCAGACACCGGAAGTAAAAGTGGTACTAATGATTATAGCACTACAACACAAGATCGAAATCACGATATAGCTATGAGAGATTATCAAAACCCAGTTCCAAAAGAATCTATCTTAAACAAAACAATGAATCTTGGATCAGAACTTAGTTATTTAAATAATTTAAAAAATTTAAATGTATTGGGAATCGTTGGTAATATTGGGGTAAATAAATTTAGAAATTATATAAAAAATAAAAATCTTACAGAAGAAGATAAACTTTCTTACAATACAAATAATCTGCCTACAAATAATTATTTTGCTGACTTAAATGCTACTCAAATAAAACAACTAGAAGGCCCTCAAAAAATGGGAAAAGAATATGGTAATTTTTCTGATCAAGAAATATTAGATAACATTACACCTTTTGGAGATGAGGAAACTGCTCCAGCTACTCTTAAAGATGTACAAACTTTTTACGGGTCGAACGGAGGCTTAGCAAGTATTTTATAATGGCTAAACTTGTACAATCATTAACTAGAGCAGGTAAAGAATACACACAGGTTAATCTACAGTCATTGGTTAGAGACCTGGATAGTGTTATAATAAAATTAAACAGTACGTTTCAAGAAGAAGTTAAACAGGAGATAGAAGCTAAGAGTTTCTTTTTAGAATAATGGCAGTAGTAAACCAATACAAATTTAAGGGCATAGATAATGATACGACTGGAAATGCTTTAGTTCCTTTGGGAGCAGGTAATCCTTTGGTGAATGAAACTATAATTATTAAATCTTTGCTCGTTACATCTGCTGGTACACCTAGTGTGACGGTAACCAATAACAGTATCACAGCCATTAAATCAGCAGCACTTACAGCTAATGTCACAACAGAATTATTAACACAGCCATTGATAATAGAAGGCGGGTCTGCTTTTACGGTACAGGCAAGTAATACAGATTCATTTGACATAGCTATAAGTTACTTAAACATTAAAAAGGAGAAGATAGACTAATGAAAATATATGACGCTAAAGTAGAAGAGACTTACAGACACCTTGAGACTGGTGAGGTTTTTAAAGAGAGAAAAGACTGGGTAGCCAAGGGCTATAAGGCAGAAGAGATGGCACAGGACGTGAAAGTTATCATGCCGCCTCTTGATTTGTCTGCAGAAACAAAGTAAAACGGATAGACTAAGGATAAATTTATGGCAATTTCAAGAATGCAACAACCAAGACAGATGTACAATCAGGGTATGATGGTTCATGACCCTAGACAAGCCTATGGTTTAGGTGGTTTTATTAAGAAAGCTGTTCGTGGTGTTAAGAAAGTTGTTAAGAGTCCATTAGGTAAAGCTGCTATTTTGGCTGCCGGTGGTTATTATCTTGGTGGTGGTAATTTATTGGGAATGCAAAGAGCCGGTATGCAAGGCTTTAGTATGGGAAATCTTCCAGGTATAGGTGGGTTGTTTGCAAAAGGAACAGGCCCTAATGTAAATAATAGTTTTTTTTCAAATCTAGGTAGTAAAGCTTTAGGTTTTGCTAAAAAAAATCCTGGTAAAGCTGCTATGTTAGGTTTAGGTGCTGCAAGTGTTGCACTTCCTTTTATGGGTGGTGGAGATGAAGAAGAAGAATCAGGTTCTGATCCTATGGATCCGGCAGCAGTTACACAAAGAGCAAAAAATTATTACAGCGGTCAAGGTGATGCCGGTGTTGGTTTAGATTTTATGCCTAAGAAAAAATATGTTAGTCAAAATTTTTATGCAGCTGATGGTGGTAGAGCCGGTTATGCAATGGGTGGTTCATTAGATGAAGACGAAGAAGATTTTATTAGATCAGGTGCAGGTCAAAGCAGAAGAATGCCTACAGCATTTTTAAACATGGGTGGTGGTGCAGGAGAAGCACAAGCAGAACAAATGTTAATGGCAGAATTTGTAAAATATAAAAACAAAGGTGGGGATTTATCTTTTCAACAATTTGTACAAGCAGTAATGCAACAACAAGAACAATCTCAAGGTATGGAACAACCTACTATGATGGCAGCTAATGGTGGCCTAGCAGGTATGAGTGTACCGGGATATGGAACTCCAGCAGGAACTAATCAATTTGGTTATCCTAGTGGTGGAGAAAGAGTTAATGCTGCTGAAGGTGGGATCATGGATACTGAACAAGCAGAAATGATTGACATGGGTGGCAATGAAAAAGATTATAGAGATGAAGGTGGTTTTGTAGCAATGGGCGGCGAAGAAAGAGCTGACGATGTACCTGCAAGATTAAGTAAAAACGAATTTGTATTCACTGCAGACGCTGTAAGAAATGCAGGCGGTGGAGATATAGATAGAGGATCTGAAGTTATGCAAAACTTAATGGATAATCTAGAACAAGGTGGACAAGTTTCAGAAGACTCACAAGGTTTAGGTGGTGGAGAAGAAATGATGTCTGAAGAAATTATACAAGAACCAGACGGCGCGCAAGCAATGTATGAACA